CAGCCCTGTTACAAGCTGTAAAGCCGCGTCGATCAGCAACGGGATATTGTCGATCAGAACTTGCACGATGTCCGTTACAAGCTGAACCAGCGAAGGAACAAGCGTCGGCAACGATTGAGCTATGCCCGTAGCGATATTCGCGATCATCTTCACCGCGAATTCAAGGAAGGTCGGTAACATTTCCGTTAGCTTTTCGATCGCGAACGTAACCATACCCAGCAAGCCGTCTGTGAAGTCCTCCGCCGCGCTCTCTGCACCGGAAAGCGCACCCGTCAAGCCTTTTCCGATAAGCTCGACGAACGGCGTTATTTCCTGCAAAAGCTCCGCCGCAAGCTGTTTCAGCTTTGTAATGATCGGTTCAGCAATCGCGCCCAGCTCCGCCATAGCGCTGTTCAGATTTGCCGTTGCCTTCTGCGCGTCGATAATGTCGCCGTTTACCTCTCTGTACTTGTCCGCCGCTTCGGAATAAAGCCCGTTCAACGTGGACGTGATAAGGGCTTGCCGTTCCTGCTCCGACGTGCAAGCGTCAAGGCTGGCTTGAAAATCATCTTCGGAAACGCCCGCCCAATTCAGCGCGTCGGCAAGATTGCCCGTGATTGATCCCGTTTTTGCCGTTTCGTTCGCGGCTTCGGTCAAACCTTCAATCGGCAAGCTGTCGCCGAAGGTCGCGTAAACGCCCGTGCAAATGTTTGTCCAGTCCGAAAGCTCTTTTTCATTCGTAGTCAGCTTCGCAAGGTGGGCGGCGGCTTCCGTCGCCTGTCCGTCGTCGCCAAGAACGCCGTACAACTCCGTATAGGTGTTTTTTGCGTCCTCTGCCGAATGTCCCGCCGTCGTGAAGCTGGTTTCAAGTTTACCCATGTTTTCGCGGGCTTCGCGTGTTTCTTCGGCAAGCCCGAAGAATGCCGCACCCGCCGCCGCAATCGCCGCACCCATAGCCGCGCAAGCTGCGCCGATCGCCTTTCCTGCTTTGCCGACGGTTTCGCCGACGCTCTCCCAATCCACCTTTGAGCTTTTCAGCTTTTTAGAAGTGTCGTCGATTTCCTTTTGAATTTTCACCATGTCGGCTTTGGTGTTGTTCAGATTTGTTTGCATTTTCTGATATGCGGGATTTGTCGGTTCTATACCGTTATCGCGCATTTTCTTCAATGCCTTTTCCGCCGCTTCTGCTTTCTTCGCCTGTTCGTCGAACTGCTTTTGTAATAGCTTCTGTTTCGCGGTCAGCGCTTCCACGCTGTCTGCGTTGTCGGCGAATTCCGCCGTCGTCAGCTTCATTTCCGATCCGATTTCGCGAAGGGAAGAATTTATGTTAGTGCAAGCGGCGCGATACTCTTTTTCGCCTGTAAGGTCGATTGATGTTTTGATCTGCTCTTCTTTCGCCATTTATATCCCTCCCAGCACGTCGTCAATATCAACTTCTTTCGGAACGGGCTTGAAACGATCCGGATTGAATTCACGATGAATTTTGAAAAGCGTCAAAATTTTATACGGTGTCATGCGCCATACTTCGGCTTCGCTCCAGCGAAGAAGCGTTACGCCGATATAAAGAAGGCGGGCAAGGTCGATTATTCCTTGCCCGCTGTTGCGTTTTTTTCGATGTCCTCTTCGTCGTCCTCTTCCTCTTCGTCCCGTTCGGGCGGTTCTGGCGTTCCGTTGTTGCCCATAGAAAAGGATTTGAAGATCGCCGCTTTCACGTCGGCGAAATTGCCCGTATGAATGAGCTTGCCCACCTGTTTTTCGGTAAGCGGTTCTTCGTCGTCCGCCGCGCCCTCATTCAAAAGCACGGTCAGAAGCCAGCGAAGATTTTTAATGCTGTCCTTGCCGGAAAGCACGGTATCAAGGCGATCGAAGCCGCCGAATTTGTCTTGCATTTCGTCGATCGCGTTCAGACTGAAAAGAAGGTGTCTTTCCTTGTCCAGCATGATCGGGAAACGTCCGTCTTTAATTGCGCTCATAGCAGAATAAGGCGGGAAGCCTTTTCAGACTTCCCGCCGTTCCTCCTTTCGATATTCGATTAACCGCCCGCGTTGTTAGGCTCACGAACGGAAGTGAACCAAGCCGTCGCCACGCTGTTCGTAGGCTCTGCGACGTGTTCAGCCTTCCACAATCCGTCGGAACGCTTGATAAACTGTCCGACGATCTCCGGCGTAGTAAATTCGATACTGTCGCCCTTCGTGGTGTAGTTTTCATCGGGGATCGCGAATTTGACCTTGTAAAGCCAAATGTACTTGTACGTTCCGCCCGCCTTCTTCGCGCGGAAGCCGATTGCGGTATATGGCGCTTCGTCGCTGTCAGAACCGTAAACAACCTTGTCCGTGTCCTGCTTCTGTCCAAGCAGGGCGGCAAGATCAGCCGGAAGAAGATCGTTCACGTTCAGCGTGATTTCTCCGGATACGAATTCTTTTACAACTTCGTCCGCGCCGTCGTCGGCGTAAAGGATCGCTTCGGCGACTTCAACGGAAAGCTCCGCCGAAATAGCTTTCGCCATACGCACGGGCGTTCCGTATTCCTCCGCGCCGGACGTGCCGATCGTGATGGGTGCGCGGTAAAGATCGCGCAAACCGATTGTTGCCATGTGTCATACCTCCATATACTTGATTTCAACGGGAACGTGGTAATATCCCGTGTCCTGTTCGTATGTTTCCGCGTCTATCGTGATCGCGTAGAACCCCGCCGCCTTCAATGCTGTTTTCAAGCGTTGAAGAATGTCGATGTAATCCGTTTTTGAATAGACGTGTACTTGATACGTGAATTCCTGCGCGCCCTCTTCATCGTCTGAAAAGAACGTGTCGCGCCCCACGACAAGCTGATAGACGATAAAGCAAGCCGCCTTCCCGCCGTATTTAAGGCGTTCGACGGGAACGCCCAGCTTTTCAAGCTCCGCTTTTAACAAGCTGTCAACGTTCTTCATTTTGCTTTTCCTCCCATACGCGGCGCATTTCCGAAACAACGTCGTCCGCCGCCTTTTCATTCGCCGCCGTGAACCACGGGCGCGCGGGCATATTTGAACGCCCGTAATTAAGGACGAAGCCTTTTTCCGCGTTGCGTACTCCGTGCTTGTCCTTTCCGTTCGGATAGATTTCAACCCGTTTTCCGCCGTCAATCTCTTTCACGGCGGATACTTTGATGGACGCAAGAAGCGCCCCCGTGCTTCGTCTGCTGTTGAACCTTGTCTTGATCTCTTCTTGCTGTGCCTTCTGCATTACTGCGCCACCCGCTTTGAGCATTTCCGGCACGGCTTCTTCAACGATCGCGTCTTGCCGAAGCATTGCTTCTTGTACGTCGTCCAGCCCGACAACGTTAAACTTCGCCATTGTTGCCGCCCCCTTCCGCTTCCGGAAGATTAACCAGCGTCAACTCTGTAAATTCTCCGTTCCCGTGCGTGTACGTCCGAAGGACGCGATACCGTTTCCCGCTCGAAACGGGATATTCCACGATCTGCTGTTCCTCATACTCGAAGGAATGCACGTCGAATTTTAATTCCGTCGTATAGCCCGCCTGTTGCGCCTTGTAGAACTCCGAAAAGCCCACGGATTTCTTGTCAGCGAAAACCGTTGTCGCGGTTTCTGTGCGGGCGACGGGGAAGCCGTGTTCGTTCGTGCGCGGCGAAGGTTCAGACAAGGCAACCAATGTTATTTGTTCGCCCCATCTCATTTATTTACCCTCGCTTTCTTCGGTGTAATCAGCGGTCAGCGACAAGGCGCACTTCAAATAATCGTATGCGTTGCGGTAACGCTCCGCGTCGTCATTGAAGCCGAATTCCGCCTTTGCATAAAGCACAACCGCCCGATCAAGAAGGGGATCGCCCAGCGTTTTACTGGACGATCCCGCTTCCGCCGGAATGTTGATACCGACAAGGCGAAGATCAGCGATCGCCGCGTTTATGAGATCGGAAACTTCGCCGTCAAGCGCCGTCCCGCTCAACCGCAACGCCAGCTTTACCTTGTCAAGCATTTGTCAGCCCTCCCGCTTTAGGCGGTCGCCTTGACCAGCTTCACGATGGCTTCGCCGATAGCGGGCGCGCAATCGAAGATCGCGATACCGCTATATTTGTAGCTGTTCGTGTCGATGTCGTAGGCGCTCTTCACGCCGATATTTTCGGCAAGGTTCGCGCAAACCTTCTTGAAGTCGCCCAAGAAGGCTTCGTGATCCGCGACGTAATCGGACAGAAGAACGGGATAGCCGTACACGAAGTACGCGTTGTTCTGAACGGTTACAATGTGGTTCTTGCTGTTGTCCTGCAACGGCATAAAGTCGGTGAACAAGGTTTTCTTGTTCATAACGAACTTGCCGTTACGGTCATAGCCGGAAGGCAGAAGCCCGATCAACGTCTGCACGTTTGCGGCGGTAAGCGCGCCCGGCTTTGCAACGGTAACGCTGTTGGACGCGCCCCAAGTGTTCGCGTTTTCAATGCCCTTCGGCTGGGAAGAACCCGTGCCGTTGATAAGCAAATCTTCGACTTTGCGGGCGATAGCTTCCGCCAGCATATTGACGATCCAGCTTTCAAACGCGGTAATGCTCATAGTCATTACAGTATCGGAAATCTGAACCAGCTTGACGATCTCATAACCGGAAAGGGAAACGGTGGTCAGCGTGTCAGCGGCGGCGGTAATGCTTGCGTTCTCGGTGTGGATCGCGGCGGCGTTGTTCGTGCCTTCGATCGCGAACTTTACAGCGCCCTTGACGTGCAGAAGGGTAACTTCATTCAGCATAGGTGCAAGCGTCTTTACCTTGCTGATGATCTCGTTCGCGGTCTGCGTCGGGATAACCTCCGCGCCCGCGTCGCTTGCGTTGCTGAATGCGCGCTTCTCTGCGTCGTTCAGCGGAAGGCGGCGAATGTTTTTCAGCCACGCGGAACGATATTCGGGCGTACCGAAGGGATCATCGGGCGCGGCGTTGTCGTCGCCGTTGTTCTGCTGGAAGGAACGGGAAACAATGCCCGCGCCCTTCGCGATATTGTCAAGAATGCCGTTGCGCTTCTCGGCGGCGGCAATCAGTCCGGCGCGCTCTTCGGTAAGCTGTGTGGTTTCCTGCTCCAGCGCGTCAATCTCTGCGGCGGTCATAGCGTCGCCGCGCTGTTCGATCTCCTGCTTGATAGCCGCAAGGCGAGCTTCGATTTCTTTAATTCTCATTGTGTTAAACCTCCGTCATTAGTTTGATTTTCAAAAGTTTCTTCCGGCGTTCCAGCCGCTCCTGCTGTTCCCTTTCGATCACTCCGTCGAAATAGGATCGTGCCGAAATATCGGTATCGGCGTTCGCCGGAATGGATACCGCCGAAACGTCGTAAACCTTCGCAATTTTCAAGATCGTGCGTGTGCGTGTGTCGCGGTCGTAGCTATCTTCCGATACGCGGAAAGCCCACGACATTTTCGTAACAAGTCCGTTCTTGATTTCCTCGAACATATCTTGTGCCGCGCGCGATTTCGACAAGTCCGCGAACGTGAAAAGCCCGTTATCGTTAGCTTCAACGCCCAGCGTCCCGTTGGAAAGGCGGGCAAGCACCTTTCCTTCGTGGTTATACTGCATGATTACGTCGGACATATCCGCACCCGCAAGGGCGTTCCGGTCGATCCGCTCGTAATATTTGTTCCCGTCCCACTCATACAGCAAATAGGGCTTGTCGAACGTTGTTGCGTAGCCCTCCACGTAGAAATCCGTATCAATTCGCTTCTCCGCCGCCGTCGGGATCAATAGCGGCTGGATCATTGTTCGGTACTCCCGATCCGTCTTTTTTGGCATTTGGTGTAACCTCCTTTCCCAATTCTGAAACTTCCGCGTATTCCTTGCGGATATAATATTTCTCGCCGCCCTCAACGTGTGCCATGTTCCAAACGTCCATAACGCCGTTGCGGTTCAGCAAGCCGCGGTCAAATAACTGTGTGCTGATATTCAGCTTCGTTTGATTGCTTGCGTATTGTAAGCGGTTCGCGGTAAACGTGATCGCGTTCCCGAAGGACAATTCCCGCGCCGTGTACGTCATATTCGACATAACAAGCGAAAGCTGGATCGCGAAAGGCTCGATCTTGCCTTCGTAATACGCGTTCCATTCGTCCTCCGTGTATTTGTTTTGCAGAATGCCCGCATTCGTGCCGAAGTAGTTAAACACGTTTTCGTTGATCTGCGCCATCTGCGCGGCGTTGACCGTGAACGGCTTGCTTTCAATTGGCTTCACGTCAGCAAACTTCGCGTCGTAGATCACCATTCCCGACTGATTTTCCGCCGAAAGGTTATCCGCCGTGAAGCGCTTGCGCTCCTTCGTGATGTCCTCCGGTTTCAACATATTTGCAACCTTCGCCAAGAAGCGAATAGAAGCCGAATTTTTAACGCCGTTGATAATTCCTTGATTTTGTGTATGGATCAACTGCATTGTAGGACGAAGCGCGGCGTTACTCTCGCCGAAGAAATCGTCGGTATATTGAAACTGCGTCATTACGCCGACGCGTTCAAACTCGATCGCGGCTTTCTGCCCGCTCCCGAACGTATAACGCAAAAACGGCGCGCCGTTGTACTCGACAACTTCGCACCGTTGAGGAAGCAGGGGATAATACCCGATCAGTCCGCCGAATTCATCTTCGATCGGAACAATGAAGCAAGTATTATTCACCGAAAGGATCGTCGCGATCCTGTAAATGAACTTCGATGTATCCATGAACGGATTAGGCTTGAACTGCAACGCCCGTTCAAGGTTCTTTTGCGCCGTGCCGCTGATCTCCGGTTTCAGCTTTGAAGCGAAGGACGCGAACGAATGTATCGCCGCGCGCGTAAGCTCCATTTCGTAAATACTTTCCGGCGCGTTGCTGAAAACGGGCGTGTACCCGTTTAGCATTTTGAAATAGCCTTCCGCCTTCAAGTCGGCTTTCGGCTTCCGGAAGATAGTTTCAAAAACTCCCATGTTTTTATCACCCCGCATTTTTGAGCATTTCGCCGATTTCGTTATAATATTTCTGCCGCACGGTCAGCGCGTCGATCACGGAAACAAAGCCGTCAATTCTCGCCCGCTGTTCGATCTTCACGGGACGGAACTTCCGCGTTTCCATGTTGTGCTTCAATGCGACGTTGAGGAAGTGCGCCTTCAACAAGTTATTGTCGGCAATCTTGAAATTTCCGTCCTTGATAACGCCTTCAAACTCGCGGATCACGGGCGCAAGGTTTTCACCCTGCCATACGTCGTCCGTCTGCCAGCCCGCGTTCTTCAAGTCGTCGATCAGATATTGCGCGGAATAGCGGTCGTACCCGATCTTCAAGATATATATTCCGTACTGATCCCGAAGCATAGAAAACCATTCGTAAACGTCGCG